CCGGAGTTGTAATAAAGCTTGCAATCTTTCCCGATCACGGGACGTTGAGTAAGGGCCATAGTATTCCTTAGTCGGGTTCATAGGTACAAGTGAAACCAAGGGTTACCACGGCGGTGAACTGTCGCAATTTGTGCAAGTGCTCGAGGTGGTACAGAATCGAAATCGTCGGAGTTGTGAGAGTGTAGCCGTTCGAGACAAATCCGAACGCGAACGCGTCTACTATCTCTTCACAGAATTCCATCAGCGAATCGATCGATTCATTGTTGATAACCGCGAGCTTCTTCTGAATCCCGAGATCGATTTCGACAAGACTCCTCACCCCTGATCGGTTGTCGAACTCGAGCTCGTGCTTTTTCGGCACGAGCGTAACGGACAAAATCCCCGACGTTTCAAGTTCCAAGATCGGCAAGTAAGTCCGGCCGAAGTTGGCTTCAAGCGGCAAGTTAGTTAGCTTAAGCTTCGCGATTATTGCGTCACAAAGCGAAACGACTCGCGAGGTCATTGCGGTTCAACCCTCCGCCGCTTCGTGTGAATTCGATATAATTTTCCGTAAGGGTCGCTGAGGTCATAATGCTTGCGGCCGGGCGGCTCCATCACTTCGTAAATATGCGTGAGGTGGCCCGCCTGCTCCTCGATCAGGTCGCCTGGGACCGGCAGGGAGACGACTCCGCCGAACGTGATATCCTGCGGCCTCACGAGGTAGTCGCGGCTAACAAAGCGGACCATAAATCCGCTCCCGTCGTCCGCGTCGTATGCCGTCTCGCCGACGGTGGCAGTAATAGCGACAGCCTCACTTCCGCGCCGATACGTGATAGCGGTCGGCGCGTGCGTGTGTAGCTGTTGCTGGAGCCACCCGAATCCGTCGGCGAGTATGTTCGTCACGAAAAGTCCTCTCCTGCTGGTCCTTACGGCCCGGCGGTCGTCGTGGTCGTCGTGGTCGTTGTCGTCGTCGTTCCGGCCGTCGACGGCACGAGTCGGACTCGCACGGTTGCGGCTGCATTGACGGCGGCCGCGGTTGCGTGCCCCATCAGTTTCCGCGTATTTGAGCCGCTCGTCGTCTCGGCTCGCTCATCGGTCTGATTCCAGTAGACCAAGTCGCCCGCGTTGAACGCGACGCCCGCCGAAGCTTGTTTCGGCACGTCGTAAACGCCCGTCACGGCGATCGCTCCGAGCGTGTTCGCGGGAATCGCGACTTTCGCCACGCCCACGATATCCCCGACGACGACGACGTCGCCCGCGTCGACCGCGGCTCCCGGCGTGTAATCGAGGTAGTCTCCATCTTGCACAAAGTTAACCGGCATGGTATTCCTCCGTTTTTATTGTATGTAATAATTTGCGAGCGTATGCTATACTATTACGCTTCACCCTTCATCTTCACGCCACCGCGGTATTCCTGCAAGTTGACGCCGAAGTCGTGATATCCACGCATCCGGATCCCGAGCTGATCGAATTCCGCGTCGGACGATTCAACGGTCGGGGTTTCTACGCCGTTCAAGAAGACCATTTCGATCACTGGCATATCCTGCGGGCTCGCGAGCAGGTACCACGCCTTCGCGGAATTGCCGGTAATAGCGGCGCTCGAGAGGTAGCTGGATTTGACGACGCGGAACTTTCCGGCGTGCGGATTCTGCGTCATATATTGGCCGACGCCAGCCGCGCTTCCTGCGTCGTTTCGCACTTCGAGGGCGGCCATGAGATTTGTTCCGGCCACAAACAACGCGTTCGGAACGAGGAGAATTTGCGGCTGAATTCCGAGCGAGTAACCGTTCGGGTCAGTCTGGTTGAGGAACGCAAGTTCGGCCTGTGTGAGACCGTCGATATTCAAACGCGTGTCGGGGGAGCTGGTGCCGCTGAAATAGTTGTTGCGGCCGGAGGTGAAAAACGTCGAGTTGTCGAGGAACTCAGTCCAGAAGACCTCGTTGATCTTGAGGGCAGCCCCGCGGCCGATCATTCGCGGAACGTCGGTCAGCGCTCGCAGATCGTCGTTGATAATGTCCTCGCGCGTGAGCTGGAACATTTTCGCGTAGGTCGCGGCTTGGTTGCTGTATTCCTGCTCGCCAAGCGACCCATGCTTGATCTCGCCAGTCGGACCGATCGATTCATACTTGAAGTCGCCGGTCAAGCGATAGCGTTTGATGGGTTTGAAGTCGGTCACGCTGGCCGTACTACTAATTTCCCGCCACGTCTGCTCCACCGCCATGAACGCGGCGAGGATCGACTTGTTCATAACGTTCGATAAGATTCCTGGAAGCGTAAACGTGCTGAAGCTCGCTTCGATTCCGCGTGCGGCGTGTTTCATAACGGAGCTAAAATTCTGACGCGTGATCCGGTGAGCGGAGCCGTCGTAACCACCGTCGCGGGCCGCGGCGAGGATCGCGTATTGGAGCGTTATTCCGTCGCGCGTCATACGCTGGCCCGCCTCGATCGCCTGCGGAGCTAGCCCCGTTGCGTCGAGTCGACATTGCAGCGTAAGAGCGGCCTCGAGTGCGGTCGCTTCGTCCGCCTGCCGGTTCGCGTGGACAGCCGGGGCCTGCGGCCTGCTCGACCGCAAGACTTCGAGCTCCGTTCGCGTGACGTCCCAGCCTTCGCGGATCGCCTGAGCTTCGATCGCGGGAACGGCAGACGCAACGCGGCGGATCGCGTTGATTCGCTCGATCTCGGCGGCCGCCTGCCTGCGAATCTGCTCCGTCGGATCGACTGCCGCAGCCTGGACGACAGGTGTTTGACCGGCAGGAGAAGCACTCTCTGCGCGTTGCTGCGTTGCTTCGGCTGCGGACGCCTGAAGCGAATCGTACGCAAGTTGGAGCTGCTCTCGCTGCTCCGTGGAAAGTTCTGCGAGCACTAAACCAAGCGACGCGACCCAAGCTTCGAAACCCATCGTATTTCCCTCCGATTGTTTTGCTGCAATTGAAACAGTCGTCGATGAATCGGCACCGTTGGCGACGATCGCGACATGCACTAGTTCGGCCGCACGAACGAGCGTGAACCCCCGCTCACTCTCGATCGATCGACCGTTGACCCTGACCTTTTTTCGCGGCTCGATCCACTCGGCCTGGAGCGGCTTCGCACCGATTGACGCTTGCAGAGGAATACCCTCCGCGTGAAACGCGACGATCTGCTGAGCGAGTGTGGAGCTTGGTGATAACTCGCCTTCGATCCGCAGTGATCGGGCCGCAGGTTTCGCGGTCCCGTAGCCGACGATCGCGTCGACTTGGTTACGGTGGTCTGCTAGCAGAACCACTTTCTCGCTCGCCTTGATTCCGGCGATATCTACAACCACCTCACCCCAGCCGCCAACCACCATAGGACCGCCGTTATACGCGTCAATCTTGATACGTGGCGGGCGTTGTGCGCCGTCTTCGGCTGCGGCTTCGACAGTGAATTCTGGAGTTGTAGTTCCGAGTACAAACTGGGCAGGGAGCGGCTTGCGTTGTTTCGGCGGCATCAAAACTCCTCCTGCAAGTCGTCTTCGTCGAGCGGTACCGATCGATCCGGAGCCAGACCGACGGCGAGGCCGAGCGACTCCATCAGCTCTAATTCCTTCGCCCGCTGCCTGATTTGCTGCTCCCAGTCGAGCCCGCGTTGCGCGTAGATTTCCGCAAGCGTCGTCGTGCCGGTCGCAAGCTTGATTTCGTTGGCAACGGCTTCTTTCTGCGGGTCGACGTGCTCTGGTCCTCGCCAGTACCATCGAATTTCCCACTCGTTGATAGGTGGCAGGCCGGGCGGAATCACTCCGGTTATAAGCGCGGCTTCGTCGAGCCAAGCCGCTAGAATTCGACTGAGGATCTGCCGCTCGCAGTCGTGTTCCTCGACCTGGATCGAGCGGTGGTAGGTTTGGTGATCCAAGCGGCCCGAGGCGTAGTTGTAACCCGAACTATCACAACGCGCGATGTTCGCGGGCATATTCAAGCAACGAGCGATCTCGTTCAATAATTCGTGCTTGAACTCGCGGTAGGTGGTCGTCGGCTGCTCGGATTTCAATTGCCCCAACTTCCAACCGTCCGGCATGGTCGTAAACATATTGCGCTCGAACTCGACGGACTCGAACGGCTCGGCCGACGCTGCCTCGCCTCCTGCTGGTGCGTCCGTGTAAAGCACGCCCGCAAAATTCGCGGCGGTTTCGGCGGCCGAAAGCGTCGCGAGCGTGTAGCGTCTGAGCTGAGCGAATAGCGGCAGGGCGGCCATGATCTCGGGGATTCCGCGGACTTGGCCCGGGCGGTCCGGACGGAACCAGTGTAAGACCTTGTCCGCGGAAATCTTGTCGAAGTCGTTCGAGTTCGGGACGCTCGTATAACGCTCGCCCGGGTGCACTTTTAGAACGTGATAGGTGACCGGGTTCCCGTAGTCGTCGAACTCGATTCCGTCGACGTAGTGCGGCTCCAGGTAATCGTAGGTCGGCGTGGTGACTTGGTCGGCTTCGACGAGTCGGACGTCCAGCTTCACGGGCGTCGTAAGCTTCGGATTACTTATGAGAATCGCGAACGCCTCGCCGTCAGTTTTCTTCGCGAGGGTCATCGTGCGAAGCTTCGCGACGAGGTCAGTCGCCTGCATCCACGCCGCGAATTGTGCCTCGATCTGGCTCGCGTCTTGGCCGGTTCGTGTGACGATTTGCAACGACGGGCCTGAGCCGATCAGATCGTTCGCGAGCGTCTGGACAATGCCCTGAGCGTAGCTATTGTTTGCGATCTCGTACCGACTCCGCATCCGCAGCGTCCGGCGGACTTCGTAACTGTTCGCGGAATTCGCGCTCAAGCCGTCGGCGTTCGCCCAATGCTTGACATTTTCGCGGCTTGTGGCCGCGGCGTCGTAGCGTGCCTTGACGACGTGAACGCGTTGCGTTGTTTTGCGGAAAGGCCACCACATCCTAAGCGCTCCCGGGAGGCGTGATCTTCGCGAAACGCAATCCCTTTAGCGGGTTGGCCATCGCCGTCTTACTGGCCAAATATCGATCGGCCTCAATCAGCTCAGAGACCGACCTCTGCTTCACGGAACCAGCGTCGCCCGAGACCTCGGCCGGGCCGTTGGCCAGCGACTGGATTTGCGTCGAGAGATCGGGGGCGGTGCTCAAGAGAAGTCCTCTCCTGCCGGTTGCTGCGGTAGCGGTTCTTTACTGAACGCGTGTCTAGTAAAGAATCTACAGGAGAACCGGCAGGGAGGAACGCGCGGAGCGTCACGCGTGAGGAGATTTGAGAGAGTTGCGCCATTAGTGGCGCGAGTGTTATTTGTTGCCGACGATCCGTTCCGTAGTCACAATCTTCCTGCCGCAATTCCTGCAAACCCGCGTCCTCGCGATCCGGTTGTC